GGGTGCGCTGAGCCCCGGTCCCCCAGAGTTTTGTGAATAGGTCAGCATTGATTACCCATATCCCCCCTGTGGGGGATTTTCAGTCTCCGGGGGGCTCTGAGGGGGATTTTTTGGTTTCTGGGGTTCTGTCGAGGGGTGTCGAGGGGGTGTCGAGGGGGGTATCGACAGAAGCATCCCCTTCTAACTACTTAATAACAATATATAATATATATAGTAATAGGGGGTATAATAGCTGTCGAGGGGGTAAGGGGGGTAAAAGTACACAGAGATGGAAAAGGGGCATATGGGGGGTAAACCCACCGATACGTGCCCATCCTCTCCCCATATTCTCTGTATTCTCTCTGGGCTAAAAAGTTTGCCCTACCCCCCTCGACACCTCGACAGGGGGGTTAAACCATTGATAATAAAGGGAAAAGTGCTGTCGAGGGGGTCAGACCCCCCTCGACAGTAAAAAGTCCCCCTCACAGGGATGGGGTACTATAATACCCACCCTCACGGGGGAAATCCCCCACACGGGGAGTCTCCAAAAACCCCGGGGGAATGTGGAAACGAAAAAAGGCCCCCCGTGGGGAGCCTCTCATGGTTCGTTTTCGCTGTGGGGGATTTAGATCAGGTAGCCTTCGATCTTCCCCGATGACATGAAAGTCCCGAGGATCACGTAGCAGCGCAAGACCGAGGCACGGTTCGCCTTGGGGTTATTGTTGCCGTCGTCCCGGAAATAGCGTTCACGGCACGGGGCCTTGTCGAAGTCTCTGATATGCTGTGTCCCGTCCATCACTTTGGCGTTGCGCCCCCATGAGTTCCGCCGGGCGATGGCCTTGTACTTCCGATTGAAGAGGACCTCTCCCCCTCTTTCCAGCCGCCAGACCCCGTAGGGGAGAAGAAGGGCATCTTCTGGTTCGATCCGGTGATTTTCCTCAACGATGTCATGGGGGGACGGGAGTTCTCTTTTTGTGGTGGCAGTCATTATAGTCTCCTAGTCAGGTTATGAGGGCCAGTGATTGTTTACCCACGAGCAGCCCTCTCTCTCGCAGTCTTGGCGGTGGTGCCCACAGGGGAACCCCCACAGCTTCCGATACGTGGGGGATTTACCCGTGGTAGTTCAGGGCTGCGTAGTCGTTGAGAGAGTGCCTGTTGTCGTGGTACTCTTCAAGGGCACGTTCAACGGCGATGCCTTCGATCTCAAGAAAAGCCACCAGTGCGTCCTCGGCAACCTCACAAGGGTTATGCAGAGCCAGCACCCCCTTGATCAGAACTTTGCTACGAGATTTAACGAAAGCATCTCGCATCTCGTACCACTGTCTCGTCAGTTCCCGCCGGGTCGCGTCGGGCATCTCTTTTCTGGGCAGCAGGTCTTTTCCAAACATCTGTTCTTCAGAAGTTCTCATGGTCGTCTCCTAATCAGGTTAAAGAAGGTCGTTGTCGTCGTCGTCATCCCCATACCCTTGGGTACGGTCAACTTGGGAATACCCGGATTCGGGGGCTTGCGCCGTGCCGATAACCCGGAAGCCGGTACGCTGTTCGGACTTGGTAGCGTCGGGGCGGATCAAGCGCGTGGCCTTTTTCTTGCGGACCCTAGTTTCCGCATGGACCCAGCCGTTCTTCTTCATGCCTTCGACGTACTGCTGGAACGCAAGGTGCTCCTGCCCTTGGCCGGGTCCGTTCCTGTTGAAGTTCATAACGTGGCGGAACAGTTCCTTCTGTGTGATAGAGACCCGGCAAACGATGGTCTTCTCGATGTCGAGGCCCTCGTAGTGCGTATCCAACAGACCAGCCCCGTCAGTGTTGAGAAGTTCCTGCAATTCCACTTCCTCGTCCATCCACTCTACCGCTTGGTCCATCCAGTTCTCGTACATCTCTTTCTTACGAGCGACCTCTTGCAACACGAGTGCGATCTCGGCGGCTTCCCCGGTCAGGTACAGGGGCAGGTCTAGGCCGACCGGGGTTCTTTCCCGCATCTCGACATACGCCTCGTAGGCCGCACGCCAGATGCTTGCCTTGGCCTTCATGATGGTGTTGGCGTCGATGTACTCTGCTTTGACCGCCATGGGCCAGAAGCGGCGGTTCCCGGTCGGGTCTCTCAGGTACGATCTGTCATTGGTCGTACCGAAGATCACGCACTGGCGCGGCAACTCTGCCATATGCTTCTCGTAGGAGAGGCGCACGTCGTCATGCTGCCGCGACATAAATGACTTCGTGCTGTTGGCGTCACCTTTGGACAGGGAGGACAGTTCTGGCAGTTCCAGAGCCCACTTGCCCATCATGTGTTCAGCGATCTCTTTTTTGTTGCCCAGATCGGTCTCAAGTTCGCCGAAGTATTCCTGTCCATAGAGACGCTTGATCCCGGTCGATTTACCGATGCCCTGAACACCTTCGAAGATCACGGCGAAGTCGAACTTGCAGCCGGGCTCGAAGACACGGGCGACCGAGGCGATCATGAAGAGCCGGGATGTTTGCCGCGTGTAGGCAGTGTCCTCGGTCGCACCAAAGTAGTCGATGAACACCCGTTCGAGGTCGAAGCCCGGTTCTCCGTTCTCTGCGTGGTCGAGGATGCGCTCACGGACAGGGTGGAACCTGTTGGCCCGTGCGGCCATGCCGACGCCCTGCCGTATCCGTTCCATCGGCACGTTGATCTCGTAGCCGCCCTTGTCCACGGGGGCTTCGATCATGGCCCGGATAATCTCGTCGAACTCGTCCTGCCAGCGGTCGCCGTTGTACGGGTCTTTGACGGTCACGCTCTCGCCGGGCTTCGACTTCGACCTAATGTCGTCGGTCATGACGATCTGGTAGTTGAAGTCGTTCTTTCCGATCTTGCGCCAGAGCCTCGGATCGTTCGTACAGATCGTGCCGACGTTGTGGCTGTTGACTTTGATAATGCCGTCGTCGGTCAGGCTCAGGTCCTTGGCAATCCATTTCTTCGGAGGCGTCTCGGCCAGCATCCGGCGGTGAGACTTGCGCAGCCGCGACGATCCCGCGACCTGCTCGATAGGAGCACCCAGAAGGTCGTCCAGTTCATCGTTCTCAGCGTCGTCGATGCCGTCGTCGGCCTCGTAATCGACATCATCGTCGGTGATCATGTCTTCCAAGTTGTAGCGGGACTCAGCCTGTGTCGCTTTGAAGTTCTTGTCGCCCTTCAAGTATGCGGACATGGCCTTTTCTGAGGGCAGCTTGGAGACAGGCGTGTCAGAGTCCGCGTCCTTGTCTTCTTTGCCGAACTTGTGGATGCGGACGAGATCATAAGCGTTGATCAGCATGTCTGCTGTGGGGTCGGAGCCATGGTGGGAATAGACCCACTTGTCCTCATAGACGACCGCACCGTTCGAGGTGGAACCGCCGATATAGGTCATCCGGGAGATCGCGCCATTGGCCCACTCGACCGGCTCGTAGAAGTCGGCAAGGATGCCCGGCTCCCCTTCCCGGCCCATGACCAGTTCGGTGATGGAGTAGGTGCGGCAGAAGTCTCCGACCGGACCCCTCTTATCCAGAGGGTCTTCGGCCTGCTCAGCAGTCTCCCGGAGTTCATCTTCGCCCTTTGCCCGAGGCAGGTTCCCGATGTCGTCAGCAGAGCCGTTGAGCACTTCCCAAGAGTCGATCACTTCTTCATGGTCGAGCAGTTCGCCCGGCTGCTCATAGTAGATGTAATGCTTCAGCATGTCCGTTGACACGGTTGGCATATACATCATCTGAGCGGGGCGGAATGAGACCTTATCGACCCACTCCATGTTCGGGTCAGCGTTGAAGGCCACGATCCGGCTGGCGGCCTGATAGCGGTCCCGGCTCACAGATGATTCGAGGAAGATGATGATTCGCAGACGGGGGTTCTCAGGTGTGTGCGATCTGGTCGAGTGAGCGATCAGATGCACGCCCGGGAGTATTTCCCCAGCCTTCAGCAGTTCGACAAATTCAGGGGTCGCATAGTCGATGTCGAGCGTGATGATCTGGCTCGGTCTGATCGAATTGCGATTCCGGTTCTGGCCGTCTTCGACCGCCCCGCGCATCATCCAGCCGTTGAGCCCCTTGAGGTAACGCTGACGCTTGTCCGTGGCTGCTTTGTACTCGTGGAACTTCTCTTTCGTGACGAGAGGCTCAGAGAATCGTGCCTTGAATTTCTTGACGGTCTCTTTGGTGTTCTTGCTCTTGCCGAGGTTGTCGCCTGTACCAAGGGAGTAGAGTATCGTACTGTTATCGTTAGCTTTTCCGGCGGTCATAGTTGTATCCCATGATTAGTTGAACCCACCTATGTCAGGAGGTGACTCGATCAGAATAGGCTTCGCGGTCAGTCTTTGTAAACGAAACGATGCAAATCTTTAATGTTGACACGGGCGTTGCCGAGAATCGGTTTGCCTTCGTCGTCCCAGCCTTTGATCTTCGAAATCTCTACGATCTGAAGGGCACGCTCCGGGGAGAACTTGTTGTTGTTGATCCACTTCCGAATCGCCCACTTGGACAGGTTGGTCAGCCTTGCAAGTTCCATGAGGGTCTTGTTACCATGCTTGTTCTTGGGCACGGCCTTGAGCAAAAGCTGGTGCAGTTCGCTCTCTGCGTCTTCAGGTCTTTTATACGTCGGCATCTCATTCTCCAAATTTCTGGCCTGTCCCTCATATAGATGGGCAACAGGGGGTTGACAACCCTAATAGGCCAACCTTATATCTGGGGCTCGGAAGACACAAACCCTTGGAAAGGACCACCATGTCTCTTGAAGCAGCAATCACCGCACTGACCGCAGCCGTTGAAGCGAACACCGCAGCACTCGGCGGCGCGTCAGAAAAACCCGCAGGTAAAGCCCCGGCGAAAGCCCCGGCAAAGACGCCTGCAAAAACACCGGCCAAGAAAGCCGCAACCAAGAAAGCCTTGAGCCCGGACGATCTCGTCACCGCGTTCGGCGAGTTCCTGAAGACCGGGGACAAGGATGACCGCGAAGCAGCCAAGGCTGTGGTCAAGCAGATCATCGCGCACTTCGATGTGGATCGTATCACCAGCCTTGACGCTGACAACTTCGAAGAGGCCCTCGGTCTCTTGGAGCAGTTCAAGAATGGTGAAGACCCCCTCGGCGGTGAAGAAGAAGAGGGCGACGACCTCATGTAGTCGTCTTCTGGGTGCCTCTGAGCATCCTGACCCTGCGTTCGGTCACGGGACGTGCGCAGGGTCGAAACTCCTCTTTGACGAAAGGCATAAGATGCAGAACCACATGGAAGACCGCTCAGACCATAAGGCCCCGGCGGCAGCCAAAGACCCGAATTTCAGCCACGAAACCCACGACACGCGGATGCGGACAGCCCCGACCGATCTGGTCGGCACGCGCTATAAACACTCGGGAAACGGACACATCTACCGGATTGTAGAGTGCTGCTGGCTGGGCGAGAAGGACCAGTGGGGCCTTGCCCATGTGCGCGATGATAACGCTGTTCTGTGTGTCCGCTCTGTGGACAATTTCTTTGGCAACCGGGACTGCGGTGAAGTCCGTTTCAGGAAAGTGGCCGGATGACCATCGTTTTCAACGGCACGCTTGGGAAAAAGACGGGAAGCCTGCTTCGGGAGACCTTGCATAGTGCTTCCTGAACCAATCAAGATACCGGGTTTCCACTCCAAGCGTTCGCCTTCGACGGCGCACCGCTGGGTGCGTTGCATCGGCTCTGTGGAAGAGGAAGAAGGTCTGGAAGACACGGCAGGCGAAGAAGCTATTCAGGGCACGGTCTTCCACGACTATGCGGCTGACTGCCTCGAACTTGGTCTGGACCCGTGGCCCCTCGTGGGCGACCGTATGCTCTGCGAAGATGGGGCCTACCGCGAATTTACCGCCGAGATGGCGAACAAGATGCCCTCCGGCCTAGATGTGGTCTGGGCTCTGGCCGACACGCCGGGCGCTGAACTCTATGTCGAGCGGCGCGTGAACCTTGAAAACTGGATTGGCGACGACGAGAGCGGCACCGCAGACGCCTTTGTTATCAACCCCTTGGAGTGGCGTCTGTCCACGTTCGATTGGAAGTGGGGAGCAGGCGTGCCTGTGTCCCCCGAGCACAACGAACAGGCCACGCTCTACACTGGTGGGGTCTGGGACACGTTTGCTGAAGACCGCTTTTTCGAGCACTACGAGAGCAGCCGCGACATGCAGGACGAGTACAGTTCTTGGGAGCAGGCACGGGACGCTATCGAGGTGGTCATCATCATCGAACAGCCTCGGGCTCCCGGCGGTGGTGGCATCTGGCGCACGACGCTCGGCCCGCTGCTGAAGGAACTGAAGCGCATCCGCAAGCTGGCTGACCAGACGTTGATCCCCGGTCAGCCGCGCACACCCGGAGAGAAGCAGTGCAAGTTCTGCAAGGCTGCTTTCCACAACACATGCAAGGCCCGGATCGAGCACGTCTCGGACATGATCGGTCTGCAATTGGACGAACTGGAAGACGATCTGGCTGTTGGTGCCGAGTCGGAACTGGCAGACCGTAGGGCCTTGACGCCGGAGCAGAGATCGCAGATTTTGCTGAACGAGAAGCTGATCACGGATTGGCTGAAGTCTCTGCACGAAGAGGCTATGGAAGACGCGACCCGGGGCTTGCCTACTCCCGGTCTGAAGCGCGTACCGGGCCGCTCAGGCGCTCGGAAATGGAAGGACGACGCGAAGGCACAGATATTACTGGAACATGAACTCAAAGCCGAGGCATGGACCAAGAAACTCCGCTCCCCAACGATGATTGAGGACGAAGTAGGGAAGGCAGCGTACAAGATAAAGTACGAGAGGCATGTGGTCCAAGGCGACTCCAAGCCGATACTGGTTCCCGAACAAGACCCTCGGATGGCGATAGCCAGCGACGACGATCTGCTGGACGAGTTGTACGAGGAAACACCCTCAGAGTTCGATGAACTCATTTAACCCGAAAGAACGAAAAAAATGGCTACTGAAAAGAAAAGAGACCCGCGCACCGTTGTTGTAAAAGGGGCACGCTTGTCGTTCCCTCACATCTTCGAACCGCAGGAGCAAGAGAACGACGACGGGACGACCCGTAAGACCTTCAATTGTGTTCTGATGATTCCGAAGGAAGACAACCCGAACTTGAAACAGACTTTGGCCCTGATCAAGGCAGGTTCTCGTGAAGCGAAGCGGAAAGCATGGGGCGAGACCGAGGCCGATTGGCCGAAGATTCCCGCGTCCATGACCTGCTTCAAAGATGGGGACAACGACGACCACTTCCAGACGCCACGGGACGAGTACGCAGGACACTATATCCTGTCTGCCTCTTCCCCGGCGAAGTATCCGCCTCGTGTCATCACCAACCGCAAGGGCAGCGATGACAAGTGGATCGAGGCTGAAGAAGGCCGGAAGGGAGCACCGTATGCTGGGTGCTATGTGAACGGCATCATCGAACTGTACGGCCAGAAGAAAGACCCCAAGCGCAAGATGCCGAATCGCATCAACGCTTCCTTCTCGACCGTCCAGTACCTCCGTGACGGGGAGCCCTTTGCTAACCGTGGTGGTGATCCTGACGATCTGTTGGATGATGATGACGTGTCTTACGAGGGCGAACTTGACGACGACATCGACACAGATGGCGACGGCGAAGATAGCCTGATCTAAGCATCTGGGGGGGCTGGGCAACCGGCCCCCTTTCACGCTCAGCATGGGGACCAAACATGCCAAGAACTCTTGAAGAAATCTTCGACGAACTCCGCGAAGTGTTGAAGCAGAACACCGAGGTCCGGGTCGAGAGTCCCGGTCGGGTCATCTCCCGGTCAGCCAAATCTGTGATGCCCGGAATGATGGTAGAATTTCCCGTCAACGGCTGGGCTCTCTGCACAGGCGTCACCCACTACACCAAGGACGGCCACACGCTCCTGAGCGGGGTTGGCAGCACGTTCTGGTCTACGAAAAGCAGCCGTCGCGTCCGCACGAGGATCGTAGAATGACGCCGTTTTTGTGGATCATGGGCGGCTTGCTCATGACGATTCACCTCTACCATACCGAGAAGGGGAAGCCCAAGAACCGGGCTCTCTACGTGACCTATGTGGGCACAGTCCTCTTGTGGCCCTTTGCCATGTTTGTGATCGCGGTAATCTTCCTAGTCCTGATTAGAAGGAAGCCATAATGGACATCCTGAACTTCGACTATGAGACCTTCAGCAAGACCGATCTGACGAAGGTCGGCTCCGACGTGTACTCACGCGACCCGAGCACCGAAGTTCTCATGATGGCCCCCATCCTCAACGGCACCCGGCAGCAGCAGTGGATACCCGCTGAAGGTCAGGACATGCCCAAGTGGTTCGGTGAGGCTCTGGTGGACCCAGAGGTGCAGAAGTGGGCATGGAACGCCCCCTTTGAGATGAACGTCACCGAGAACTGTCTGGGTGTACCTGTGGACGTGTCACAGTGGCGCTGCACCATGGCGATGGCCCAGCTTTGCGCGTACCCCGGCCAGCTTGCAAAGGCAGGCCCAGCGGTCGGCATCCCCATGGATAAGCTGAAGCTGGCGACAGGCTCCAAACTGATGCGCAAGTTCTCCATGGAAACGAAGTCGCGGCGCAAAGCGTCCATGGGCGAGATGATCAGAACGTACTGGTATCAGGCCCTCGAAGATTGGGAAGGCTATCTGGAATACAACCGTGGTGACACGGACGCAGAGTACGAGATCAAGAAACTGATCGACCCCTACGCGCCCCCGGATCACGAGTGGGAACTGTGGGAACTGGACCAGACGATCAACCGTCGCGGACTGCCGATCAACCTTGAGATGGTCCACAACGCGGTCAAGCTGTACGACGAATCATACGCCATCGGCTTCCGCCAGATGCAAGAACTGACCCGGCTTGCGAACCCCATGTCGCCTAAGCAATTGCTGCCGTGGTTGCAGTCCCAAGGCTACCCGTTCGACGACCTGAAGAAGGGCCACGTCAAACAGGCGCGGTCGTACTTCGATCAGAAGCCAGACCATTGGGACGAGATGCAGTGGATGGAGTTCCAGTATAACACGGAACTCATGGAGACCCTCGATCTGAGGCTCGAACTCTCACGCTCGTCGATCAAGAAATTCCACGCCTTGCAGAAGGCCACGGTCCCGGAGGGCAACGGTCAGTCCGGGCTGCTCCGCTACACCTTGCAGTTCGCCGGGGCGCAGAGAACCGCACGCTGGGCCGGTCGCCTCTTTCAGGCGCAGAACCTCCCACGCCCGGAGAAGCGGTACGAGAAGGGCATCGAAATCCACGCGGCCAATATCGCCAAGCTGGACAGAGAATCAATCGAACTGATCTACCCCAACACCTTCGACGTGCTGGCCTCTTGCATCCGCCCGGCCTCGCAGGCCCCGGACGGCATGATGTTCATCGACGCCGACCTCAACGCAATCGAGAACAGGGTGCTCGGTTGGATGGCTCGGTGCCGTAAAATTCTTGCGGTCTTCGAGCATGGCAGAGACCCCTACGTGGACTTCGCCACCTACCTGTTCCACCAGCCCTACGACAAGCTGATCGCAGAGTATTATGCGGGCGACGGGGCCAAGCGGACCATCGCAAAGCCGGGCGTTCTCGGCTGCCTGAAGGGAGAGACCCCTGTGCTGACCCATCGGGGCTGGAAGGCTCTCGTGGAACTCTGCCATGACGATTGGTTGCATGACGGGGCGAAGTGGGTACGGCATGAAGGTGTTGTTTTCAAAGGGCACCAAGAAGTGTTGAGTAGGTCCGGGTTACATGCTACTCCTGATCACAGGTTTCTTACGCAAGAAGGATGGCAAGAGTGCCAATCGGTGTTCCAGCAACCGACGTTCAAGTCGGCTCTCGGTATGGGGAATGGCGTGTTCTCGAAGGAAAAGGTTCTTCCCGGAGCACCGGAAAGCTATTTCTTTGCTCCTGCAAATGTGGTCGAGAACGAGTCATACCAAGACCAAACCTCGTGCGAGGATTATCCAGAAGTTGCACCGGATGCGCTTCGGCTAACCGTCGCTCCGATCTCGGAAAGAGGATTGGAGCGGAACTTTTCGACGTACTCGCAGGTCGTTTCTATGCTGCGAGATCGCGTTGCGAGAACCCCGAGGATCACAACTATCGCTACTACGGAGGGCGTGGAATACTCATGCGCTTCAGCACCTCTTTCGATTGGGTCGAGCACGTCTTTGACGATCTCGGAGCGGACGGTAGGCTGGAAGTCGATAGAACGGATAACGACGGGCACTACGAACGGGGGAACTTGCGACTTGCAACTCGTTCCGAGCAAAACAGAAACCGCAGACACTTGGGACATCCTGAATACCGGGGACTATGCCCGGTTCGCGGTCCTGACGGACGATGGTTGCCTCGTAGCCCATAACTGTGGCTACATGCTCGGCCCCGGGCAGATTTACGAGGACGAGAAGACAGGCGAGATCGAAGCGACCGGCCTGCTCGGGTACGCTTGGGGCATGGGCGTCAAGCACTTCACGCCAGAGGAGTCCAAGCTGAGCGTGGACACGTTCCGCCGGGAGTTCAAAGAGGTCAAGACTTACTGGTACGCCATCCAAGACGCGGCCATGAAGTGCATCCGCACAGGCAAGCCCGTACCGTTCGATCAGGTCACGTTTGACATCAAGGGTCCGTACATGCGGATCAAGCTGCCCTCGGGCCGTCACCTTCACTACAAGCACCCGAAGATTGAGAAGCGTAAGGCCCCGTGGGGCGACATGAAGGACACGATCACCTACATGGGGCTCAACGAGCGCAAGCAGTGGGTCAGGCAGCAGACGCACCCGGGCAAGCTGACAGAGAACGTGGACCAAGCGATCAGCCGCGACCTGCTGGGGAACGGCATGATGCTGGCGCACAAGCGGTATCAGTTGGACATCCGGCTCCATGTCCATGACCAAATCATCTGTGTGACCGAAGAGGCCAACGCCGACCGCGATCTGGCGCTCTTGATCGAGTGCATGGAAGAACACCCTCGCTGGGCTCCCGATCTTCCGCTAGGCTCAGCGGGATTCACCACCAAGGTTTTCAGGAAGGATTGATCATGCACTATGTCTGGGATGGGTTTGGCATCGGGTTGGCAAAGCGGGGCGATCAGTTCTACGGTCGCCGCCTAATCGACCGGCCCGGAGGGATCACCTTCAACAGTTGGAACCAGCACGCGGCGCAAGTCTGCAAGGTCCTGAACAAGGGACCATGAGAGAAGCAGCAGTCGAAATGCCAGTTGTCAGGCGGGCGGAAGCCGCTGACTATTTCTGCCGGAAAGTGCAGTGGCCGGGGCGCAAGGGTGCCCCGGATCGTGTGTTCGCAAGGGAAGATCGTGGCGTCGTCTGGATCGAGTTCAAAGCCCCCGGGGAGAAGCCTCGGCTCTCCCAGATCAGGGAACACGAGCGCATGAGGAAGGCAGGCATGGAAGTCCATGTTTGCGACAACGTGGAAGACGCCTTGCGCATCCTCTGGCTGCTGCCGGGGCACAACGGCGGACCTACCCTCGGCGACATAGATAGGATGCTACAATGAAGCACGTAAACCCCAAGCACCTCACAGACATCGAAGCCATCGAACTGCTGTACGGCCCTCCTGAAGAAGTGCTGACCTACGCCCACTTCCGCCCGTACCAGAAGTGGATGGCGCAGAAGATGATCGACCTGCCCGGCACGTACATCGGCGCAGAGATGGGCCTTGGAAAGACGGCTGCCGTCCTCTGGGCGATTCAGCATCTCGTCGCCAAGGGCCTGATCAAGAACATCCTGATCATCGCCCCGTTGCGCGTGGCCGAGGAAACGTGGCCGGAAGAGATCGCCAAGTGGGACTTCGCCCGGCACCTCACCTATCGAGTCATCACCGGCACCCCGGTCGAGCGGCGAGAAGCCCTCAAGCGGCCTGCCCGAATCACGATCATCAACCGAGAGAACTTGCGCTGGCTCCTGAAGGGCATCGGCATGAAGCGGTGGTCGTTCGACATGATCGTCTACGACGAGGCCAGCAGACTCAAGAAGGGCGTCACCCAGACCAACCCGCAGCCGCGCAAAGATGGCACCGTGGGCGACCCCGGTCTCACGGAACTCGGTGTGCTGCACCGGGTCCACGGCAAGACCAAGAAGATCATCGAACTCTCTGGCACCCCCAGCCCCAACGGCCTGATCGACCTCTTCGGCCCGATCTTCGCCATCGACCAAGGGGATCGTCTGGGCTCGTCCATGGAAGCGTACAAGCGGCGGTGGTTTGCCACGGACAGGTACACCGGTAAGGTCAGCCCCTTCCCCCATGCAGAGCGGGAGATCATGGAGAGCATCGAAGACATCTTCTTCTCTCTGCGCGAAGAGGACTACCTCGACCTGCCGCCGATGATCCCGGTCGATCACGTCGTCCACATGACCAAGAAAGAGATGCAGGGGTACAAGGACTTCGAGCGGGAGACGGCCATCGAAGTTCTCGACAAGTGGGGAGAGCCCGAGGTCATCGAAGCGGTGAACAACGGAGTGCTCACAGGGAAGCTGCTTCAGTACGCCAACGGGAGCCTATACCGGGAGGACCACAGTGCCTTCAAAATCCACAGCCACAAGACGGACGTGTTGGAATCCATCGTCGAAGAAGCAGCGGGTAGGCCAATACTAGTTGCCTATAGTTTCAAATTTGATAAAGATGCTATCAAGAAAAGGTTTCCGTGGTGCAGAGTTTTTGGGGATAGCCCCCACGACATGCGGGATTGGAACGCCGGTAAGATCAAGATGCTCGTGACCCATCCGGCCAGCGCCGGGCACGGTCTCAACTTCCAGAAAGCAAGCAACATTGCAGTCTGGTACGGGCTCACTTGGTCACTGGAATTGTACCGGCAGTTCATCAAGCGGCTGCACCGGTCTGGGCAGAAAGAGGACAAGGTGTTTCTGCACCGCATCCTGACTGCCGGAACCGGAGACTACGACGTTCTGGAAGTGCTCAAGCAGCGCGGGGCGACACAAGACCAGATCACCGAGGCGGTGAGGATACGATTGAAAAAGGCGGCGAGATGACGAACATCAACAAGAGATTGGCAGAGCAAGCGGCCAAGGGGGCCAGCCAGAACGTACTGGCGGACAGTGCTCTCCAAGGCGTCACGGTCGCGTTCCTATCGCAGACCTTCAAGCTGGCTCCCCAGAAGACGAAGATGCTCTTGGTGAACTGCCCCGTGAAAGAGTACCGCACGCGCGGCACGACGCAGACGCAGAACTTGTACGACCTGTCCACGGCTGCCGCATACCTCGTGGAACCGAAGGTCAAGATCGAAGACATCCTCGCACAGGTCAAGCGGGAAGACCTGCCCCCGGCGATCAACACCGCTTTCTGGGACGCTCAGTTGAAGCGGCAGAAGTGGGAAGAGAACGCGGGTCAGCTTTGGCGCACGGAGACGATCCGCTCGTCTATCGGGGCCATGTTCCAGACCATGAAATTCACCATCCAGCTTTGGGGCGACACCATCGAACGGCAGGTCGGCCTCTCCGAGGATCAGCGTGACCTGTTGAACGCGATGACCGACAAGCTGCAAACCACCATCTTCGATGCGCTCAAAGAGAACGCCGAGAACACGATGACAGGCCCACAGTTGGCTGAGTTGTCGGTGATCTTGAAAGAAGCGAAAGAGGAAATTCAGGTCGTCTTGAACCCCGATCTGGTAGAGGAAAAACAAGATGAAGATGACTTCGCAGACCTCCTTTAATATCAGCCTTGAGGCCCTCATTCTGGACTCGGCTGAAGCCGTCCGCCCTGCTCAGCGCATGTCGGTATCGGAGTCGGCGGAAGAGTACCGGCATCTGAACAACCCCGGCTCCTATGTGGGTAAGTGGCTGAACTCTGTGACCCCATATCTAGTCGAGCCGATGGACACGCTGCAAAGCCAGAAGTTCACGGCCATGTGTTTCGCTGGCCCTGCCCAGACAGGGAAGACCGACATGGCTATCAATTGGGTCGGGTACTCGGCCAAGTGCGACCCGGCGGACATGATGATCGTGCAGACATCGCAGACGACATCTCGTGACTTCAGTATTCGCCGGGTAGATCGCCTGCACCGTCACAGCCCTGATATTGGGGCCATGCTGGCGGCAGGCACCCAGAGCGACAACACCTACGATAAGCAGTATCGCTCCGGCATGATGCTCTCTATGTCGTGGCCCGCGATCAACGAACTCTCGGGTAAGCCTATCCCTCGTCTGTGGCTCACAGACTACGACCGTATGCCAGCCAACATCGACGGCGAGGGCTCGGCGTTCTCTCTGGCCCGTAAGCGTGCGACCACCTTCCGCAGTCACGGCATGTGTGCGGTTGAATCATCGCCGGGTTATGCCGTGGACAACCCTAAGTGGATCAAGACCACGAAGCACGAGGCTCCCCCGACGCAGGGCATCTTGGCGATCTACAACCAAGGCGACCGGCGGCTGTGGTATTGGCAGTGCGTGGATTGCCGGAATTGGTTCGAGCCAGACTTCGAACTGCTGGAATACGAAGACACCGAAGACGCCATGAAGGCAGCCGAGGAAGCGCATCTCTGCTGCCCGCACTGCTCCGCGATCTACCACCACGATCCGGTAGACGGTCGCCCGGGCAAGCACGAGTTGAACCGCAATGGTCGCTGGGTGCCTGATAATTGTGACATCGACCAAGACGGTGTGATCCACGGGCAGCCGATTCGCTCGACCATCGCTTCGTTCTGGCTCAAGGGTGTGGCTGCCGCGTTCTCGGATTGGAAGACGCTGGTCTTCAACTACATCACCGCCGAGCGGGAGTATCAGAGCAACGGCTCCGAGGAATCCCTGAAGACGACGATCAACACCGATCAGGGGAAACCATATACCCCGAAGTCGATGACCAACGACCGCGTGCCCGAGGTCCTGAAGGCACGGGCGAAGCCTCTGGCGATCAGGCAGGTGCCCGTGGGCGTCCGCTTCTTGATTGCCAGCATCGACGTGCAGAAGAACCGCTTCGTCGTGCAGGTCCACGGCATCCACGCGAACAAAGACATCTCGGTCGTAGATCGGTTCGAAATCCGCAAGTCGAAGCGGCACGACTCCGAGGGCGAGAGATTCTGGGTCAACCCCGGGGCGCACCCGGAAGATTGGAAGCTGCTGGTCGAAGAGGTCATGGACAAGACGTACCCCCTGATCGACGGCTCCGGTCGGGCGATGGGCGTGCGCTTCACGGTCTGCGACTCAGGTGGTAAAGCCGGTACGACATCCAACGCCTATGACTTCTACCGCTGGCTCAAGTGGGGCGACCGCTCCGAAGAGGGTCACGAGGTCGAGGACAGCGACGAGGGCGATTATAGCTGGCGTCCGGGCCTTGCTGGCCGGTTCCTGTTGCTCAAGGGTGCATCGACCAAGACCGCTCCCCGGGCGATGATCTCGTACCCGGACAGCCAGCGCAAAGACAGGCACGCGGGCGCACGCGGCGAAGTCCCTGTGCTCTTCATCAACACCAATCTGGTGAAGGATTCGTTGAACAACATGCTCGACCGAATAGAGCCCGGCAACGGCATCCTGTTTCCCGATTGGCTGGACGACAATTTCTTCATCGAACTGACGGTCGAGGTCAGAGACCCCCAGAAGGGTTGGCTCAATCCGAAGTCTTTCAGAAACGAAAGCTGGGACCTTCTGGCCTATTGTCTGGCAGCGCAGTTGACGCCTAGCATCAATATCGAGCATATTAACTGGCAAGACCCACCTCTCTGGGCGGAAGAGTGGGATATGAACGATCTGGTATTTGACCCGGAAGTAGAGGATAAGCCCTACACATCGGAACGCACAGCACGACGGTCCCTGAAGGACCTCGCATCAAATCTTGCATGAGGTAGAACATGGCTACGACCCTGACGGCAGAAGAAAGAACGCTCTACACGACGCAGCTAAGCGAAGCACAGGCTGCGCTGCACAACCTGCTCTTGGGCGGTCAGGCTCGGACCTTCGTGGACCAGAATGGTGAGCGCGTAGAATTTACGGCAGCGAACGCAGGACGGTTGCGGGCCTATATCTACGAACTGAAATTGGCGCTCGGCGTGACTACCGTCACCGGGCCAATGAGAGTGAACATGGTATAATGGGCATCCAAGTATTGAACGCCGAGCAGGCGCAGATCGCACAGGACCTCGACGAACTGGTCGGGGGCAACGCCAAGCAGATGGCGTTCTCCGGGGCGTATGACGGCGCGGCTCAGTTCGACAAGCAGATCAACACATGGTCTCCCCCGCTGCAATCAGCGGACGCGGCCATCTTGCCCGAGAAGGCGATGCTAGATGCGCGGTCCCGGGACCTCGGTCGCAATGACGCCTACGTGGCGGGCGGCGAACAGCTTCATAAGGACGCGATTGTCGGCCATATGTACGTCCTCAACGCGAAGCCCAACGTCCGGGTTCTCGGTTGGACAGACGATCAGGCCGAGGCGTTCCAAGAAGAGATCGAGAGCAAGTTCCAAGTCTGGGCAGAGAGCCCCCACAATTGGGTGGACGCTCGGCGCAAGTCCGATCTGACATCCCTGATCCGGCTGGCTGTGGGCGTCTTCGTCTACGGCGGCGAGGTGCTGGCGACAGCGGAGTGGATCAACACCAAGCGTCGTGAGTTCAAGACAGCGATTCAGATGATCGACCCCGACCGTCTGATCACCCCCTTCCAAGAAATGAGCAACCCCCGGGTCAAAGGCGGCATCCGGTTCGACAGTTACGGCGGGCCGGTCTCTGCGTTTATCCGCACGCACCACCCCCATGACTACATGCCGAACCTGATCCAGCCCGACTTCCTCGACTACAAAGAGGTCGGCTTCCAGAAGCCTTGGGGCCGTCAGCAGGTCATCCACATCCTGAACGAAAAGCGCGTCGATCAGAGCCGGGCAGTGTCGGACATCTCGACCAGCTTGCGCGAACTGGCGATCACCAAGAAGTTCCGGGATGTCACCTTGCAGAACGCCGTGGTCAACGCGACGTATGCGGCCAGCATTGAATCAGAACTGCCGCCGGAAGTCGTCTATCAGCAGATGGGCGCGGGCGACACGGCCAACGCGATCACCGACTACGCCACGGATTATCTGTCCGCGATCTCGGACTATACGGGGTCGTCTAAGAACATGCAGATCGACGGCGTGCGTGTACCTCATCTCTTCCCGGGAACCAAGCTGAACCTTACCCCTGCCGGTACGCCGGGCGGGGTTGGTCAGGACTTTGAGACATCGCTGCTGCGCTACATCGCGGTCGCGCTCAACGTGTCCTATGAGGAACTGAGCCGGGACTATTCGAAGACGAACTACTCGTCCGCTCGGGCAGCCATGGCGCAGACGCACCGCTTCATGCAGACCCGGAAGAAAGAGGTCGCCGACCGCATGGCGAACTATGTCTACCGGCTGTGGCTGGAAGAGGCGATCAACCAAGGTCAGATCGAGTCCTTCCCGTCCTCCGACGCGGGTCTTCTCTACACCAACGGACACCAGAACCTCATGTTCGACGCCCTCACTCAGGCGGATTGGATTGGGGCATCACGCGGCCAGATCGACGAACTCAAAGAGACGCAGGCAGCAGTCCTTCGGATCAAGTACGGCCTGTCCACCCACGAGGACGAACTCAGCCGCCTTGGCAAAGATTGGCGTAAGGTCTATGCTCAGTTGGAACGAGAGGCGAAAGAGCGTGACACGCGCAACATCGAACTCTACGAGGACAACAGCGTCAACGCGGCATCCGGTACGACACGGGAAGCCGACAGCAACGACAAGGATATTGCCAATGCAGACGAGGAATGATGGTGGGGTCATGATGGCCCGTCTGGTCCAGAACCCCCTTCTCTTGCAGCCGGGCTCCGAGGACCTCTTCGCAAACTGTATCGTCGAGATGCAGGCACACGAAAAGTTCCCCGAGGCCATGGCGCTCTCGGAGAACATGCTGACCGATGACTTCTGGGACGACGACGACGACTTCGTTGCGTGGCTGCGTCCGTACAACGTACAAGCCCGCACCCTGATCATCCCCGTCAAGGGCGTGCTCATGAACAAGATGTCGGTCAAGTTCGGCTCCATGGCGACGGGCTACCAGTACATCGAACGTGCGGTCGAGCGCGGGATGGAAGACCCAGATGTCGATGCGATTGTGTTTGACCACGACAGCCCCGGCGGCGAGGTCGCGGGCAACTTCGAACTGGTCGAGAAGATCGCGGCGATGCGTGGCACCAAGCCGATGCGGGCCGTGGCGAACGACCACTCCTATTCCGCTTCGTACAGCCTTGCCACCGCAGCCGACAGCATCACCATTGCGCGGTCAGGCGGGGTCGGCTCGGTCGGGATCGTCACCATGCACATGGACATGAGTGGACGCATGGAAAAGATGGGCGTGAAAGTCACGTTCATCTATGCCGGTAAACACAAGGTTGACGGCAACCCTTATGAAGCATTGCCTGAAGCGACCAAAGATCGTATTCAGGGAAAGATCGACCGTACCTACGGCGAGTTTGTCGCTCTTGTGGCAAGCAACCGAGGGATGGAAGAACAAGCGGTTCGGGATACCGAGGCGCTTACCTACGACGCATCGAACGCTGTGGAAGTTGGTTTCGCAGATCGTGTCGGTACGATGAACGATGAACTGGCCGAACTTCAGATGGCCGCAACGGAGATGGAGCACACAATGGCTACCTCAACACCCAAGACCCCGGCTGCCGAGAACGAAGGCGGTCAGATCACTCAGGCACAGATGGACGCGGCGGTTACTGCTGCCCGCGACGAAGGTGCTACGGCAGAGCGCACACGCACTTCTGCCATTATGGACAGCGACGAGGCCAAAGATCGCCCGACCGCTGCCCGCGCACTGGCCGACACCGGCATGGCAGCAGACGCAGCCGTGACAGCCCTCGGCAAGATGCCCAAGGAAGCTGCTCCCGCAGCGGCTCCCGCAGCCTCGACGCAGGAAGCACCCAAAGCCCCTGCCCCCACCCCTTTTGCAGCAAACATGGACGGCCCTGAGATCGGCGCTGAAGTGCAGGGTTCCGACCCGAAAGCTGAAGGCACCACCTCTAACGACCTGCTCGGTTCGTATGCGGCCCTCACGGGTCGGGACATGCGCCCCCAGCGTGCTTCGTAAGCCGGATTAACGGCACCACCTCTCAATAGCAGGAGATAAACACATGGCTGTTGATAACAAAGTACCTTATTCCGAGCCCGGCATCGCTGGCTTCGCTAAGGAATCATGGGGCAACAAGCAGAATTGGCAGTTCGGGGACACCCCCGCTCTGACGACTCAGGTTGTCCAGTTCACCGCTTCCGGCGATGACCTTGAAATTGGCTTCCTCGACGTGCTGAATGGCGCGGGCGCACTGGCCGATTACAATGCCACCCCAGATGCAGGCACCGCCGACTACATCGCGGCCATGCCGATCACCATTGCTGACGGCGACACGGCTTCCGTGTCTGTCTACGTGATGGGCCACTTCGAGATGGACGCCCTGACTTGGGATTCCACCTACGATACGGACGCGAAAAAAGCTGCTGCCTTCCAAGGCTCAGTGTCGCCGACGATCTTCGTCTCCAAGGGCAAATTCAACTCGGATGCGATCTACCCGTAAGTCGGGTTTGATCACACCAGTTTGACAGGCAAGAAAGGTTAACCCGCATGTCACTTTCCAATAACATTTACGACACATCCACCCTGCTGGGTACGATGCGCCACATGGAAGCCCCCTCGAACTATTGGCTTGGTCTGTGCTTCGGCCAGACGATTCAGTTCGACACCGAAGAGATCGACTTCTCCAAGCTGCAAGAGAACCGCAAGATTGCGCCTCTGGTCGTACCGACCGCGCAGGGTGTTCCGATCTATTCCGCAGCCGAAGAGCGCGGTTCGGTGAAACCGGCCTACGTCAAGCCCAAGGACTCCGTGAGCGCAAGCCGCGTGATCCGCCGGGCAGCAGGCTTTGGTGAACTGAACTCTTCCGCACCCATGAGCCCGCAGCAGCGTTATCAGGCAATCGTGGCTGACATCCTTCGTCAGCACCGTGAAGCCATCGAACGTCGCTGGGAGTGGATGGCTGCTGAAGCTGTGCTGAATGGCTCCGTGACCCTTGAGGACGACAACTATCCTCGCAAGGTCGTGGACTTCCAGCGGGCCGCAGGGCACACCGTTACACTGACCGGTGGCTCACGCTGGGGTCAGTCTGGCGTCTCCATCCTGTCTCTGCTTGAGACGTGGAAGAAGACAATGCGCCGGGCGAAACATGGCGGCGTAGCGAACCGTCTGACGGTTGGCATCGACGCATGGGAGATCATGCGTGCAGACGCCGAAATCCGCGATCTGATCAAGACAGATTATCGTCCTGCACAGCAGGGTGGTCTCGATCTGAACTTCGGCGTGATGGAAGGTCTGGATGTTGAGTACGTCGGTAAGTTGAACGGCACGACCGAGGTCTATGTCTATTCGGATTACTACGAGTTGGCTGACGGCACCGTCACCGACTTCATGAACGCGGCGGACGTGGTACTGACCTCGCCGAGCGTGAGTGGCATCCGTTGCTTTGGCGCAATTCAGGACGTGTCGGCAGGCTTCCAGCCTCTCGCCATCTTCCCGAAGATGTGGAATCAGGAAGACCCTTCCGCGACCTTCGTTATGTCGCAGTCGGCACCCCTCATGGTTCCGATCAACCCGAACGCAACCTTCCGCGCACGGGTCGTCTAAGACCACCAGTGACGGCCCATGGTGGGCCGTCACAACCCAACCACAGTCATCTAGGGAGACTATTCAATGGCTGCTTTAAAAACGTACCGTGCGATCACAGAGGTCCACATCACAGAGACACCCGGCAAGGCTGGCGACAAGTCCAAGGGCATCGCGCCCACGCCTCCGAAGGTTGTAATCATTCCGGCGAAGTCCTTGTTCGAGATCGACCCGGACAGCGAAACTTGTAAGGAACTCTTGTCCAAGAGCGCAATCGCTCTGGTCAAGGACACCGAGAAGAGCAACGCACCGATCAAGGTGAGCGGCAAGACGGCTCCGGCCAAGAAAGCCCCGGCCAAGAAAGCCCCAGCCAAGAAAGCGGATCCCGAGGCAGGCAAAGACGAAGGCGAAGGCAAAGACGACGACGGCGAGAACCTCGTCTGATCATGTCTATGGCTGAAATCAAAGCCAGATCGAGGCAGGCGCTCCATGACTTCATGGCCCGTCCTGCCTCGTTTTACGACCGCTCAGGCACTCTGTTGCCTGACCCCATTACTGCGCGGCGTCACGATGAGTCCAAACTCGCGGGCAACCTCGCCGGAACGAACCTCTCATACGCAGAGACCCATGAGCGGCCTACCGAGGTCGTGCTCTGGAACTCGCAGCTTGAGGGCGTAACGCTTCGCCGGGAGTGCCTGATCATCTTCTCGGCGACCGAAGGATTCTTCGTAGAGACAGTCAAACCACCGGACGGCCTGACCACCACGGTCGAGGTCTCCGCTCTGTCTGCCGCCGACCTGTTGGGTAAGACGCTGCCCGATGGCACTGTGATCGCGTGATGACATGGCAGAAGAGTTTGCGGTATTCGTCGAAGGGCTGACCGATCTGGACTTCGCCAACGGCGCGTCCACCAAGATCAAACAGGCTGCTTCCCGGGCGATCAACAAGATCACCAGAGACAAGCGTGCCCGTGGCGCGAAGCTGATCCGGGATCAGGTCAACCTCCCTGCCTCATACGTGGCACCGGGCGGTAAGGGCCTGTACGTCTCACAGAAGGCGTCTCCGGGCAACCTGCAAGGCAAGATCACCGCACGCGGTAGGCCCACAAGCCTCGCACGCTTCCTGACATCCGCGCCCCGGATAGGACAAGCTGGTGTGGTCGTCGAGGTCGCACCCGGCAAGGCTCGGTTCATGAAGCGCGTGTTCCCGCTCAAGCTGCCGCAGGGCACCAGCGATGTCGCCACCAAGTTCAACCTAGGTCTAGCGATCAGGCTCCGGCCCGGCGAACGCTTGTCGAACAAGACCTCGGCCCGGCGCGTATCGAAAGGGCTCTACCTGCTCTACGGCCCGTCTGTGGATCAGGTGTTCGGCAGCATCGACGGCTCCGGCGTTGCCAAAGACCTCGTACCTGAGATAGAACGGGACCTATCAGAAGAGTTTCTGAGGCTTTTGGAGTTGTAGAATGGCCACCATCGCATACCCACTTCGGCTTGAGATCATGAAGCGCATGTGTGACGTGCTTCGGGAGATCACGCCTGCCGAGGGATACGTGCTGGACTTCTCCGGCGCAGAGGGCACCGAGGACAACAAGGTCTTCCGGGGCCGGGCGATCTTCGGCGAGGGCGACCCCGTTCCGATGTTGTCGGTTCTCGAAAGCCCTATTCCTCTCGATCAGATACCCCCACCAGACGGCTCCGGCTACAACTCTGGTGGCTGGGAACTCATGGTGCAAGGCTTCGTCGATGACGACAAGCTGAACCCCACAGACCCGGCGCACGTCGCCTTGGCGGATGTTAAGAAGCGTCTGGCCTTGGAAAGCAAGAAGGTCCTCGCAAGACAGCAGGAGGACGGTCCCTTCGGACTTCTCAACCAAGTCACGCGGGTCGCCATCGGAACCGGGGTCGTGCGGCCCCCCGATGAAATCTCAGCCAAGGCGTACTTTTGGCTACTAATTGTTCTCGATATAGTCGAGGATGTCACAGACCCTTATACGGTCTAACCAGCAAGAAAGGTCATCATCATGGCTAACAATTACACCCTTGGGCGTGGTCAGGTTCACTTCGCTCGTTTCAAAACCGGGACGCAGACGCCAGATGGCTTCTTCTATATCGGTAACACCCCCGAGTTCTCCCTGACCATTGAGTCCGAGACCTTGGATCACTATTCCTCAGACGAGGGCATCCGTGAAAAAGATGACTCCGTGCCTCTGGAAGTCAACCGTACCGGGTCGCTGACCACGGACAACATCGACCCTAAGAACGTCGCTCTGTTCTTCTTTGGCTCCGACAGTGTTGTCACGCAAGCCGCTGTGGCTTCGGACACAGAGACGTTGACCGCCATCAACGCGGGCCACAGCTACAAGCTGGGTATCTCCGCGTCAAACCCGGCTGGCTACTTCGGCATCGACGCCACCGGCTTCGCTTTGTCGGACGGCACGGACCCGCTGGTCGCGGATACCGACTACACGGTCGATCTGCTCAACGGCATCGTCAACTTCATCGAAGGTTCTCTGTTGGCCGTGGACGACGCGGACATCGAAGTTACCTACGCCGTGGCCGGGTCTTCCCGCGACCGCGTGATCTCCGGCTCCGAGCCGGTTGAGGGTGCGATGATGTACGTCACGAAGAACCCCAAGGGTGCCGATGCGGTATTCTTCATGCCTTACGTGAAGATCACACCGAACGGTGACTACGCTCTGAAGGGCGACGAGTGGCAGCAGATTCCGCTGGCTCTCGAAATTCTGAAACCCACGGTTGGCGAAGCGATCTACCGCGACGGCACACCGACACTTAGCTAAGGAAAACTGGCATGGGACTGCGCGACATTACAATCCACCGGACCACCGTGAAATACCGCGATCAGGAAATCTCTGTTCGCGGTATTTCCGGCTCTGACCTTATGGTAGCCGCTCAAGACTTCGGTCCTGAGATGGTCCTGATTTTTGGCAAGGTCACTGACGGCGCGTTTGAAGGGGACACCAAGAAGGCAATCGTGACCTTTGTCTCCGACCTGCCCGATGTGGTCGCTGCGGCTATCGCTCTTGCTGCCGACGAGTATGACCCCGAGATGGTCAAGGTCGCCTCGCAATTGCCGACACCAGTTCAGATCGAATTGATCGAAGCGATCTTCCACGAGACGTTCTACTCGGAGGCCGAAGTAAAAAAGCTGATCGAATCCCTCAGACGAATGATAACGGCGGTCTCTGGGGTTCTGACGGAGGTAGCGCCGTTGAGTTCTCTGAGTGGTATTGGGGGGTCAGAAGGCAGGCGAGCCTCCTGATCTCGGCAGGCCACGCCGCTGCCATGGACTATCCATTGGGTCGCCTCGGAGACGAGGCGGCTCTTGTCGAAGAGAGGCAGAACAACATCATCATCACGGAGAGCCAGCTTACTCGGCTTGCCGTACACTCCTTACTTTCGAAGCCAGCACGGGGGGAGTTTTCAAAGATGACAAAACAGCTTAACGTGCAGGTCAAGCCCAGAGAGGGCCTCTTCGTCAAGGAACAGTGAATGGCCCGCAGAAATGTCGATCTAGTAATCAGCGCAAAGGACGAGGCCAAGAAGGTCCTTGACCAGATCACCGCTGCACTCGAAGACTTCACCAACGCCTCTAAGGGCGTGGATGGCAGCGCCAACAAGACTGAGTCCTCCCTAGGTCAGCTTGGCGCTGCTATTTCTACCCTTCAGAAGAGCATCGGCGGGCTGGACATCTCCGGTAAGCTGAACTCCGAACTCCGCTCAGCCGAGGGGGGTTTGCTTCGTCTGGAAGACTCTCTGGACGCGGCTCGTGTGGACGCAGCCAAGTTGGAAGACCAGCTTGAGCGTACAGGCGATGCAGCCAAGAAATTCGCATCCAAGCAGGACGGGGCCAAAGCTGCCCTTGACCGGCAGAAGTCGTCGATCAAAGCAGCCAAGCAGGACCAGAAAGAACTGGCAGCCTCTTACGCTCAGGCGTCCGCAGCGCAGGACAAGTTCTCGGCCCGGCAGTCAAAGCTGCCCGGCCTGATCGAACGCCAGAGCGCGGCCCTCGACAAAGCCAAAGCCAAGTACGCAGACCTCGGGGATCGTATCGGAGCAACAGCCGCACCGAGCCGCACCTTGCAGGCATCTTTTGACGCGGCGGCTACCTCGGTAGACCGGCAGGCGTCGAAGCTGGACAAGCTGACCACAGAGTACGGTGAGATCGGCGGCAAGGTCCGCGCAGCCGGATCAGCCATGGCGATCTTCTCCGCGCAGTCCGAGGAAGCGGCAGGCACCGTAGCCCGGCAGGAGAAGGTGCTCGGCCAGATCAAAGACAACCTGACCTCTGTGTCGGCGCAATCAGCCGCGCTCGGTCGGGAGCAGGGCAAGCTGCAAACGAAATTCGCCGGGGCCACCAAGGCCATCGGACAGCAAGAGCAGGTTCTCGCCAAGGCCGAAGGGAACTACGTCGAACTGGCACAAGCTGCCGGGCAAGCTGACGCGGCGCTGAGAAACTCTCCGGGCAGTCGTTCGGCAAGCTGACGCAGGAACTCAAGGATCAGCGCCGGAGCACCTTGGAAGCCAAGCGTGAGTACGCCAACCTGAGCACGGAAGCCACGAAGCTGGCAACCAACATCGGCAAGGTCGGTGTGCCTACCCGTGCGATGGCCGAGGCGTTCGCCCGGACTAAGGTGGCAGGGGCTTCAGCCAAGCAAGAGTACATCTCCCAGAGAGAGGCGCTGGAACTCATGGGTCGCACCTACCGCGACACCGGGCAAGACATCGAAAGCATCAACGGCACGCAGGCCCGCTTCCAAGCAATCCTCGCACGCACGGCACAGGCGCTTCAGAAGAACGCGCAGGCAGCCGCTTCGAGCCAAGCGTCTCTGAACAAGATTTACAGCACGACCGAGAGAGCAGCTTCAGGCATGTCCCGGTACGAACGGGAAGCCCGGAAAGCCGCAGCGGCCAACGAGAAGGCAGCCTCTTCAGGGGGTCGCCTTGCGGCAGCGTATCGTCAGTTCTACGGAGACAACCGCAAGTCGCTCGGTCTGCTTCAGCGCATCCGGGGCGAGGTCCTGTCCCTTGTGGCAGCCTATGGCGGCTTGTTTGCGGTCATCCAGACGCTCAAGAGCACCGTGGACGCCTATCAGCAGCTTGAGGCCGCTCAGGCCCGTCTGACGGTCGCCACAGGCGGTGACACAGCACTGGCCGCACAGGAACTCGACTTCTTGCGGCGCACGGCTGACCGGCTCGGCATCTCGTTCGGGGTTCTGGCGACAGAGTATTCCAAGTTCTCCATCGCCACGCAGAACACGCGCCTCGAAGGTGAGGCTACCCGGAAGATTTTCACAGCCGTTGCCGAGTCCGCTCGGGTCAACAAAAACTCGACCGAAGAGATGGCGGGCGTCTTCACTGCGCTGACGCAAATCGTCTCCAAGGGTGCCGTACAAATGGAAGAATTGCGCCAGCAGCTTGGAGATCGACTTCCGGGCGCGATTCGTCTCATGGCCGATGGTTTGGGCGTAGGAACCGACGAACTTATCAAGATGATGGAGCAGGGGGAAGTCACCTCTGACGCCTTGCTGCCGTTCGCTGAAGAACTTCAGAAACGCTTTGGTCCGGGTCTGGCAGGCGCTCTGTCCTCGACCAGCGCATCCTTGGGCCGTCTGTCCAATGAAGCGTTCGAAGCGTTCCTCCGGTTCGGAGAGGCTGGGTTCCTCGACGCCTTCACCGATCTGGTAGACACGCTGGTAGAGACCCTGAAGACCGCCGACTTCCAAGACTTCGCGGCTCGGGTATCAGCGGGCCTCGGCAAGGTCGTCAACTTCGTCGGTTTTGCTATCGAGAACTTCCGCGTCTTGATCACCGTCCTCGCAGCTTTTGCGGGGATGAAGCTGGCCCCTGTGGCCCTCGCCATCGCAACAGGCATGAGGGACCTCGGTCGGTCTTCGCTTGAGGCTGCACGGGGCGTGTCGCTTACAGGCAACGCAGCCACCGGGGCAGCCGGTAAGATGGCTATCCTGACAGGCGCGATTGGCCGGGTCCGTGTGGCCCTGCTGACGCTCTTGTCCACCACGGGCATCGGCTTGCTGGTAGCAGGTGTTGCAGCAGGGGTTTCCCTCTGGGCCACGTCCGCCACCAATGCCACCGAGGCGATGATCGAGCACGAGCGGATTGTCGATCAGGTCAAGAACTCATACGACGCAGCAGCCCGGGAAGTTGACAAGTTCGGGGAGCGCATTGGCAAGGCCCTGAAGATCACCGACGCTCGTAAGAACTTGCGCGAACTGCAAGAGGGATTCGAAGACGCCATCGCTGTGTTCAACACGGTCGAGGATCAGAACGGTGGCTCGTTCGCCACGCGGTTCTTCGGCAAGAACCTCGGTCGCGGGGCGTCCAAAGACTTCGTAGACGCAATCGACGATGTGATCGCGGCGGCCAACCGTGGCGAGATCGAGATGACCGATCTGGCCGACGAGATCGACGCTATCTCGGAGAACTTCAACGACGGCAGCATCGCCAACCGGCGCTATGCCGAGGGCCTCGTTGCGGCTGCCTCTGACATTAAAAACAAAGCCGACGCTGTACGCCGGGCCGAACTGGTGATCATCGCCATGACGGGCTCGGTCGAAGAGCAGACAGCCGCTCTGGAAGAACTGAACGGAACGCTCAAGAAATCCGAAGCGTCCATGGAGACGGCTTCCGAGAAGGCCAAGAAGTTCGACGACGCCATGAAGGAGATCAAGGAAACGATCCCCGGCATCTCCCGTGAGTTGGAGTACCTCGACGAGTCCAAAGCCCTCGACAATATGCTCGAAAAAGCGATCAAGCTGGCGGGCAGCATGACCGAGGTCGAAGCGGCTATGAAGGCTGCCGCTGCTGCGCAGACCGGCCTCGATAACGATTTTGTCGGTGGCTCTCTGGTAGACCGGATCATCGGAGTAGAGTCCGGCGGCGACCCCAATGCCAAGAACCCGTTGTCCTCGGCTACGGGCCTCGGACAGTTCATCGAGTCCACATGGCTCCGTATGTTCAAGCAGTATTTCCCCGGCCAAGCCACGGGGATGTCCAACGCGGCTATTCTGGAACTCCGCAAGGACGCGGGTATCAGCCGTCAGATGGTCAAGTATTACCTCGAAGAGAACGCGAAGCATCTGCGTTCCGCCGGGGCTGCGATCACGGACGCGAACTTGTACCTGTCTCACTTCCTCGGACCCGGCGGTGCTGCCAAGCTGATCAACTCGGCTCCCGGCACGCAAGCGTCAGCCGTGTTGTCCTCGGGCCAGATCAACGCGAACAAGTCTATCCTCGAAGGTAAGACGCGGGAGCAAGTGATCGCTTGGGCTCAGCGTAAGGTCGGCATCTCGGAGACCGAACTCACTTTGGCAGAGGGCGTCGTTGACGCTCAGAAAAAGCAGGCAGAAGAGAGCCGCAAGGCTGCCGAGAAGAAAGCCGAAGAGGCGGCAAGCCAGCGTGAGTCCACAGCCGCGACCATCGCGGACGGCCAGTTCGCCGTCACCCAACAGGAGTTGATCAACCGGGGCAAGGAGCGGCAGGCCGCAATCGAAGAGGCCATCCGGTCAGCCAAGGCAGACGACCCCAACATCACGGCTGCCGAGTTGGAGCAGGTCAAGCAGCAGACGGCGGCGGTCTTCGACCTCGAACAGGCGAAGAAGAACTCTACCACAGCCAGCGAAAAGGCAAAGGAAGCGGAGCAGGAGGTCAACAACCTCTTAGGTCAACGCTCGGCCTTGCTCGATCAGATCGAACTCGCCAAGGAACAAGGGAACACGGAGCAGGAAGAGAACCTGAAGCTGAAGATCGGCGAGATCAACGCGGAACTTCTGGCAGCTATCGAGAACACCCAGAGGCTCTGGGGTGCGGTCGGCGGTTCGGAGGCAGACGCGGCCATCGCCAAGCTGGAAACAGCCAAGCTGGAAACCCAGAACTTCGGCAACGAGGCCAAGAACGCTTACCTGCAATGGGACAAGGTTGGGGACCTGTTCCTCAACGGTCTGGCAAGTGCGTTCGACACGTTCGCTCAGAGCGTAGCTGAAGGTCAGAGCGTGGGTGAAGCAGCCCGTGACGCCTTCCTCAAGTTCGCCTCTGACTTCCTGATCCAGATCGCTCAGATGATCATCAAACAGGCGATCTTCAACGCCCTGAGAGCGGCCTTCGGGGGCACTGGCTTCGGCAGCCTGATCGGCATCGGTACGGCACACACAGGCGGATTGATCGGCAGCAGCCGAGCCGGTTCGGGCAACAGCACACGCCGGGTCAGCCCGGCCATGTTCGCAGGCGCGGCACGCCACCACCAAGGCGGCTTGATCGGCTTGCGTCCCGGAGAGGTGCCCATCATCGCTGAGAAGGGCGAAGAGATGCTGACCCGGGATGATCCGCGCCACATGCTCAACGGCGGCGGCGCACAGGGGCCAGCACAGCCCAAGGGTGGCACGACCATCATCAACACGTTCGACTCCGAAGAGGTGCTCGACCGGGCGCTCTCAAGCCCCATGGGGCAAGAGGTTCTGGTCAACGCAATCAGAGGCTCACGGACAGAGATCAAGGCAGCACTCGGATAATGCTCACACGCAACGCCCCCATCTTCTCGCCCCGTGCGAACTGGTCAACGCCGGTCGTCTCTGAGTACAGCTTCAGGACCAGCATCATTGAGTCCCGCGACGGCCACGAGCAGCGGGAAGCCACACGGCAGACAGCACGGCAGGCCACCACCTTGGCTACCCTCATGACGCGGACAGACATCACGCGGCTCCGGGCTGACCTGACCTCTGGACACGGCACCGAGATCGCCGTCCGGGCTGAGTGGTTGGGCGAACCTACGTCCGTGGCCGCAGCCTCGGGTAGCACGCTCACGTTCGAGGCTACCCCGGATTGGATGGAAGTCGGGGGTATCATCATCGCCACCACCGCCACCCATGAGGACCTGCTTACGATCACCGGGAAGACCGGCACCACAGTCACAGTGAACGAGGCGATCTCGGTCGCCTACCCGGTCGGCACCATGGTCCACAAAGCCCTCCCGGTACGCTTCCCTGAGAGCGTGACGGTGAGCGCGGCGACAGAGACCATCTGGACGGCCACCAACCGCTTCGAAGTGATCCCCGGTCGGCAGATCGAAACGTATGACGGGACGGCCACGGAGACCTTCGAGGGCCGCGAACTGTTCACGCGGAAACCTAACTGGCGCAACCAGCCCGAGATCAGCTTCATGCAGAACCGGGATGTTCTCGACGTAAAAATC